GGGCCCTTTTTTATTGCGCGTCTCCAAAAACAGTGTTATAAAGACGCATACCTAGACCACCCAACTTGCTGACTGACTAGGCAGACTTCCCTCAAGAGACAGCAAGTTTTGATTTGAGGATATATTATGGGTTTCGCTTCCCACCTTGGCCCTTGGCTGCTTGGCACTAACAAGTACACCACCGGCACGACCGCTGGCACCATTCGCAATACTGGCGTAACGCTAGTCTCGCAGACGTTTAAAAAAGATTACACGGGTCAAGGTACTTCAGCAGTCGCTAGTACTATCTGTGTTCTCCCTGCTGGCGCTCAAATCCACTTCATCCACATTGATACGCTAGTCGCCTTTACCGGCTCGACCGCTGCTAACGTCACAGTTGGCGATGGCTCGACCGCTGCACTGTACTGGGCTTCTACGGACATTACGTCTCAGGGCCGCGCTGCCATTTCTAACGCCTCTGCCAAACTTGTCGCATGGTCTGGTGCTGCTTCGACCGCATCGCCATACGGTATCGGTGTTGGCCCAACGGACGTAACAATCGTTGCAACCTTGACTCCGACTGTAGCCGCTGTAACTGCCGGTACGGTTCAGTACACCATCATTTACTCGGTGGCTAACTCTGACGGTACGCAATCGCCTAGCACGTTCCAAAACTAAGGGGCTGACATGCGCCCGATTGTTTACACGATTATCGGGGGGAGTGGTACTAAAATCACCTCCCCCGTATGTCCGATTGACTACTACATCTCTCCAGCAAACATTGCCTTGAGTGTAGTGGTCACGGGGACTATTACCTATTCGGTGCAATACACGTTTGATGATGTGTTTGCGTCGGGATACAACCCCAATGCGGCTAGTGCAAACTGGACTGACCATCCTACGTTGGGGACGCAGACAACTACGAAAGATTCAAACATTTCGTACCCAGTTCGTGGGATTCGGCTTATTTCTCCGGCATCCCCATCGTCTTCTGGTATTGCTACTTTGACCATCATCCAAGGTGGTGGAGGCGGATTAGCATGATTGCTAGCAGCATTGATGGTTCTAACTCGACGCTGGATTTGCTATCGACGCTGCTTGCTGACCCTACGGTCTATGCTGACAAGCTCAAGGCGCTGACCGAAGCCACTGCTGAAAACAAAAAGTATGTGGATTTGGTTGGCCCTGCCTCTGAGATTGTTTCTATTCGGGCACAGGCTGACGCAGACCGCGCAGCAGCAGCACAAGCTGTATCAGATGCAAAAGCTCAAGCTGACAATATTGTTGGCGGTGCTCACGCAGATGCTGCGGCGATTCTTGCTGATGCACAGGGCAAAGCCGATACTTTGGTTGCACAAGCTAAAGCAAAGGCGGACGAGTCTGACGCGGTGTTGGCGCAAGCCAAAGCATCTTTAGCGGATGTTAAACGCGCAGAAACAGAAGCTAAGGCCGCGACCGCAGCCGCTAATGTGCAGGCTCAAAACCTAGCGACAGAGCAAGCAAAAACCGAAGCGCTGCAAGCAGAAGTAGCAGATATCAAAGCAGCGTTACTGGCAAAGACGAAAGCCTTTATCGAAGGTTTGTAATGTCAGTTGTCCTGCTCACAGAGCCTTTCTCTGGTGGGGGTAGTGGTTCGGGCACGGTAACTTCCGTTGATGTTGTTGGCGGTGCTACTGGGCTGACAACAACCGGAGGTCCGATAACGACCTCTGGAACGATCACACTAGGTGGGACACTTAGTGTAGGCAGCGGAGGCACTGGGCAGACAACGGCAACGGCAGCGATCAATGCGCTACTACCCTCTCAGACTTCCAATTCTGGAAAGTATCTAACCACTAACGGGACAACTGCCTCTTGGGCTACAGTTAGTGGCACCGGGACTGTCACAACGGTTTCGGTTGTATCCGCTAATGGATTAGCTGGAACGGTAGCCAACGCTACAACAACCCCGGCTATAACGCTCTCTACGACGATTACAGGTGTTCTCAAGGGTGACGGCACCGCGATCAGCGCGGCAACAAGCGGCACGGACTACGCTCCTGCTACGTCTGGAACATCTATCCTTTACGGCAACGGATCGGGTGGGTTCTCTAACGTCACGATTGGCTCTGGCTTAAGTTTTACTACTGGGACGCTATCAGCTACGGGTGGCGGCGGAGGAACTCCGGGCGGTTCAAACACACAGGTTCAGTTCAATAATTCCGGTTCGTTTGGTGGGTCGGCTAACTTTGTTTGGGACGGCACTAACGTACAGTTAGGCGCACAAGGCGCTTTGCGTTTTGCTGACGCGGATAGCAGCAACTATGTAGCGTTTAAAGCTCCTGCAACGGTTGCCAGCAATGTGACTTGGACGTTGCCGGGCGTAGATGGTACGTCATCGCAGGTGTTGTCTACTAATGGTTCTGGCACGTTGTCTTGGGTGACCCAAAGCGGTGGAGGCGGCGGAAGTCCAAACCTTGACGGCGGAACGCCAACAAGCAACTATGGCGGGATTACCGCAATCGACGGAGGGTCGCCGTAATGGCTGTGCAGATTCAAATTAGAAACGGGACTGCGGCGCAATGGACTGCGGCTAACCCTACGCTTGCTGTTGGCGAGATGGGTGCTGAGACAGATACCGGGCGTTTTAAGATTGGCACCGGGTCAACGGCTTGGAATAGTCTTGGGTACTCACTTGGGGTTTCTTCCAAAGGCGCGTATTCCGGGGCAACGCAATACTATGTAAACGACATTGTTTCGTACAACAACTCAAGCTACATCTGTATCCTAGCCTCGCTTGGCAATCTTCCGACAAACACAACGTACTGGAATCTGCTGGTTTTGGCTGGAAGTGTTTCGTCAGTTGGACAGACATTTACTGGCGGACTGATTTCTGTTGCCGGTTCTCCTATTACTGGGTCTGGAACGCTGGCGCTTACTGTTGCCGGTACTTCTGGCGGGATTGTTTACTTTTCTTCGTCTAGCACTTGGGCATCTAGCGCGGCACTTGCATCAAATGCTTTGGTTGTTGGTGGCGGTGCTGGTTCAGCCCCGGCTACGATCACAACTGGCACTGGGGTTGTAACGGCGCTCGGAGTAACGACCAACGCAGCCAGCGGGATTGTTGTCAAGGACGCAAACAGTAACATTACTACTAACGCTACGTTTAATGGGTTCACAAGTGTTGCGGCATCTGGCACTACGATTACGCTGACGGCATCATCAACGCCTGTATATAGCATTACGGGTTCTGGCGGTCAGGTTATTCAACTACCCAATGCAACCACGCTACCAAACGGCACAATCTTTTCGTTTAACAACAACCAGTCTAGCGGTGCAATCACCGTAAATAATGCTTCGGCTACGTTAGTTGTGTCTGTTCCTTCTGGCGGGTACACAACGGTTGTTTTGTTATCTAACGCTACATCTGCTGGAAGTTGGGACAGGCACGACCAGACACCGAGTAACGTATCGTGGTCAACAAACACTCTTGACTATGCAGGATCAATCACAAACGCCACTTGGAGCGGGGTTGCAGTAGCCGCAAACAGAGGCGGCACTGGCGTAGCAAACAATTCAGCCAGCACAATTACGATTTCCGGGGCGTTTGGAACGACGTTTACTGTTTCTGGCACAACTACGGTTACGTTGCCTACGACGGGAACGCTTGCGACTTTAGCTGGGACGGAGACGTTTACCAACAAGACGCTGACCAACCCAACGGTTACGAACTACGTTGAGACGCTGTACTCGGCCAATACCAGCACGGCGATCACTGTGGACTTGGCAAACGGTACGGTTCAGAACTTGACGTTGACTGGTAACGCGACAATCACGATGCCTACTGCTGTGGCCGGTAAGTCATTTATTATCATCTTGTCTCAGGACGCTACTGGAAGCAGGACTGTCACTTGGTCTACGGTTTCTTGGCCTTCGGCTACTGCCCCAACCGTTACCAGCACTGCAAGCAAAAAGGACATTTTTTCGTTCTTCTCTAACGGCACGAGTTGGTTTGGAACCACTATTGGGCAGGCGTATACATGATGCAGCCTTACTTATACAAGTTAACGCAAAAGTCTACGGGCAAATGGTATGTTGGAAGCAGGACGGCAAAGAACTGCAAACCAAACGAAGGTTATATTTGTTCGTCGCGTCACGTTAAGCCTTTGTACCTAGAAAATCCATCGGATTGGGCAAGGGAGATATTGGTGATTGGGCCAGCAGATTACATTAGAGAATTGGAATACAAATACTTGGCTGCGCTAAACGCAAAAGCAGACGCAATGTCTTTTAATTTGCATAATGGCGACGGCAAATTTACAACAGCCGGAAAAACCGTGGCTCCAAAAGATATGTCTCATTTGTTTACTTTAGAAAATCTACAAAAAAAATCTTTAAGTAACAAAAAAGCGTGGGCGGCAGGGTTATGCGACCATAGAAGAAAGATGTTTGGAGATGATAACCCTTCGCGTAGGACAGATGTTCGTAAAAAAATTTCGGCCGCTTTGACCGGATTGAAAGGGGGGCGGATGACTGGCAAGAAGCATTCGGAAGAAACAAAACAAAAAATGGCTTTGGCCAGAAAAAGATATTGGGACAATCGCAAACTTATGGAAACCACATAATGTTTGCTGCATCTAAATCAGGTAGATCGTCTGCTGGCGGCGGCGGTACAACGGACCCATATTTTCCGTACGTCCCTTTGCTGTTAGAAACAACTAGCACTAACGGGCAACAGAACAACACGTTCTTAGATTCCAGCAGCAACACATTCACCATCACCCGCAACGGCACACCGACGCAGGGGTCATACACTCCGTATTGGCCGAATGGGCAGTGGAGTAATTATTTTAATGGGACAACGGATTATTTAACGGTTGCAAGCAACTCTGGATTGGCGTTTGGCACAAATAACTTTACGATAGAGTTTTGGGTATACCTTAATACGGTTTCCGGCACTCAAATTTTTTATAGCAGCCAAACATCTGGTTCATATACGGTAGCGCCTGATATATATCTTTATAATGGCAAGTTGTATGTACAGGTAAGTAGCGCCAACCCAATTAACGGAACCGGGCCGACTACGTTAGTTGCAAACCGTTGGTACCATATTGCACTGGTTAAAAGCTCCGGCACCACCACTTTATATGTAAACGGAACGTTTGAAGCATCGTTCTCTGACTCAAACACCTATGTGATTGGCGCAAACAGACCAGTTATCGGTGTATATGGTTATAATCCAACAGTATATTACCTAAACGGTTATCTTAGTAACTTAAGGGTTGTTAACGGTACAGCAATTGTTCCACCCTCTGGAGGCCCCACAGCGCCCCTCACGCCAGTTACTAACACCAGTCTGCTTACCTGCCAAAGCAACAGGTTCCTTGATACCAACACACAGCTTACGCCAAAAGTAATCACCCCCTCCGGCACCCCCCGCGTCCAAGCATTCCAGCCGTTCTCCCCAACGGCCTCGTACACCACTGCGCTGTATGGTGGGAGCGGGTACTTTAATGGTAGTACGGATTATTTGACGGCTCCAACTAACGCTGCGTTTGATTTAGGAGCAAACAACTTCACAATAGAAGCGTGGATTCAAACCACTTCATCTGTTCAATATACCACTATTGCTGCAAGGCAAATTGCATCTGCTACTGGAAACTGGTGGTTTTTAATAAATAATGCAAGCGCGACGGCAGGGGATGTCGCGTTTTGGTGTTACGACTATAATTCATTTTCCACCCAAATGATTGTTACGACTGGAGCAAGCGTAAGAGATGGCGCTTGGCATCACGTTGCTTTGGTTAGAAATGGTTCCGCGTGGGCTATCTACATTGATGGAGTATCTCGTGGAACGCAAACGTCATCAATAACAATCGGAACTTTGAGCGCTGCTGTTTATGTGGGTAACAGTCAACAAAACCCCACAAAATATTTTCCCGGTTACATCTCCAATTTTAGAATGGTAAATGGCGCAGCAGTTTATACCGGCACGCCTTTCACTCCACCCACGCTCGCACCGTTAACGACAGCAGGATCAACCAGCGCGGCAAGCTACTCAAGCACAACAAACGTCAATACAAGTTTTGCAGCCTCTAGCACCAGTCTCCTGCTCAACATGACCAACGCAGGAATCTACGACGCCGCCGTGCAGAACAACGCGATTACGGTTGGTGATGCCCAAGCGTCAACTACGCAGTCTAAGTGGTCGCCAACAAGCATGAAGTTTGATGGGACTGGGGATGCTTTAAATATTGCTTCAAACCCTGCTTTAAATTTTGGAAGTGGTAGTTTTACGCTTGAAGCATGGGTTTATTTGACAACAATGTCAGGAGATTTTTTTACAATAGGTTCTTTTGGTAGCGGCGGCGCATTTTTTGGATGGAGAACCGCAGACATAGGTTACGGTAGACCGGGCGTTGCATGGGATTATCAAGCAGCTTCCGGAATGGTTGTAAACAATTGGTACCATATTGCGTACTCTAGAAGCGGAACAGATATGCGTATGTTTGTTAATGGGCAACAGAAAGGAGTTACCCAACCCACTTCTCAAGCATATGATTTGAGTCTTACTTATACAACTGTTGGGGCACTGCAAAACGCTAATTTTTTAAACGGATACATTCAAGATTTACGCATCACTAAAGGCATAGGTCGATACACTGCAAACTTCTCCGTGCCTTCCGCAGCATTCCCAACGAGGTAACCATGCAAATAGCTAACCAAGACCTCATCATCAAAGACCACACTGAGTGGTTCCCCAACACCTCCTTTGGTGAGCGTGGGCCGTCTGTTGAGTGGATTACGGAAGCTGGCTACTACGTTATCTCGGTGTGGAAAGACCACGACTCAAAGACCCAAAAGCTAGTACCAGCCGCGCCGCATTTGCATGACGGTATGTGCTGCATCGTTGACGTAGAGCCGCTTACCCAAGAAGAGCTTGACCAGCGCACAACAACTCAGTGGCAAGTTATCCGTAGCGGACGCAATCAGATGCTCAAAGACTCCGACTGGACCCAATTAGCGGACGCTCCGGTTGACAAAACAGCATGGGCGGTGTACCGTCAGGCATTACGCGATATCCCAACTCAGGCTGATCCGTTTAATATTACGTGGCCCGATCAAAATGGCTAAATCTCCTGCATGGCAGAGAAAAGAAGGCAAGGCCGAGAGCGGGGGCCTGAACGCGAAGGGACGCGCGTCCGCGAAATCACAAGGGATGAACTTAAAGCCCCCCGCCCCGAAACCAAAAACGACCGAAGACGCCGGGAGAAAGAAGAGCTTCTGTGCCAGAATGAGCGGCATGAAGTCGAAACTTACCTCAGCGAAAACAGCCAACGACCCAGACTCCCGGATTAACAAAAGCCTTCGGGCGTGGAAGTGTTGAGGTGGATGTGGAACATACGATCTGGAACGCAGTTCTTTCGGTAGGTGTAAGCGTTGCGGGATTCTTCCTCAAGAGCGTCTTCGACGAGGTAAAACGCCTTCAAGTACTGATCAACAAGACCCGCGAAGAGATCGCCAAAGAGTACGTTACCAAGACTCAGCTAGACGCGGACATAAATCGCATCTTTGACCGCCTTGATCGTCTTGAAAGTAAGATTGATCGGCTTATGGAGCAGCACAAATGAGAAAGCTCAAAAAATTCAAGCGCTATGCCGAAGGCGGTGCCCTCGGTGCCGGTGAAGGCGATCCGTTCTCTTACACGGATTTTAAACCCGGTCAAGGCGAACGAAATTTGGAGGGTATTAAAGACTTTTTTGGGTTTGGTAAGAAAAAACCTGCTCCGACTGAAGAGCGTGATACCTCTAATAGAGCCCCGGAGCCTGTAAAAGCGGAGCCCGCAAAAGCTGAACCCGCAAAAGCTGAACCCGCAAAAACTTCGCCGGTTAAAACTCCCAGCATCGCTCAACAGATGGCAGACCGGGAGAAGGGTGGGCCAAATGAAAGAAATAATTATGCATCGGTTGGTAAGACTTCGAAGCCCGAGTATGATAGTTATTCCTACGGGCCGGACTACATGCAGAGCGGTGAAGAAGGGGTAGATTCAAGAACATTTAAACATAGAGACCCTAAAAAAGCAGAAGAGTACCGTCAGTCTTTGATGCCGGTAAACAAACCCGCCGCTGCTAAACCCAAATCACCAACCCCTGCCGCTGAAAAAACTCCAGCCGCCCCCGCTAAACCTAGCTATGTAGGAGCAGGTGATAGCGACGATAGCGTCGAAACCAAGAAGAAAAATGAGCTAGAACGGGTTAAACGGGTTGGTAGCGGTGCTGTTGAACAGACCATGATGGGTCCGGTTGAAACGGTCGCCCTTGGGGCTTCCAAACTTCCGTCTATGGCCCGTGCTGGTCTTGGTGCGCTCCGAAGCAAGGGGACTGGTAAATTCCCCGAAGAAAAACCGGAGATTAGCGTACCTAGGACTCCCGCAGTTGAGCGGCTTAAAGAAGCTAAGATTGAAGGGCCCCCTGCGTCCGCAGCAGCGCCAAAGCCAAAGACCCCTGCGGAACAGATGGGCGTACGGGAAACTAAACCGATGCGTGACGCGCGTGAAGCTAAGGAGAAGTTTGAAGCCGCTGGCAAAAGCGCCAAAGAAGCCGCTGATAAGTCTTCCAAAAATGCTTCTGATGAAGTGGCAGCAGAGGCGGCTAAGCGTGCAGCATCTAAGCGCCAAACTCCAGACAACAGGCGCTTCCCAAATAAAGGAAGTGCTACTACCGGTCGCCCCAAAGCCAGCGGGGAATTTAGAGCTACGAGTAATAAGTTTGACAGGCCGGTGGGTGAGAAACGCGGTCCAAAGACCGATGAAGTGCTTGAACGGGAAGGACTTTCAGCCAAGAAAGGCGGCAAGATCCCAGCCTTCAAGAAGGGCGGTTTGGTTGGTCGCGGTGACGGTTGCGCTCAGCGCGGCAAGACTAAAGGGAGGATGGTGTAATGCCTAGCCACAGCAAGAAACAGCACAACTTTATGGAGGCAATTGCTCACTCGCCTTCATTTGCTAAAAAAGTTCACATCCCACAGTCCGTAGGTAAAGACTACGCAGAAGCTGATAAAGGTCGCAAATTCTCCAAAGGTGGTGACATGGCCGAATCCCGCGCAATGGTTGGTAAAGAAGTGGCCTTCATGAAAAAGAAGGGCGCTCCAGCCTCCATGATCAAACATGAGAAAACGGAAGCTAAAGGCTACAAAAAGGGCGGCTCAATTGACGGTTGCGCTCAGCGGGGCAAGACCAAACTCAAGCGTGGCGGTAGCTGCTAATGTTATCTAGCCGTGGCATGGGCAGCATTGACCCATCCAAAATGCCCGGTAAGAAGACGATCACCCGCAAGGATGATCCGAATCAGGTAGCCATGTACGCTGAAGGCGGGCAGATTGGTCTGTACGACAACATCAACGCCAAGAGAAAACGTATTGCTCAAGGCTCTGGTGAGAAGATGAGTAAGCCCGGAGCCAAGGGCGCTCCATCCAAGCAAGACTTTATCGACTCTGCTAAGACGGCTAAAAAATGACCGTATCCGGGGTCGCCAACTTTGACATGAACTTCACGGAACTCGCTGAAGAAGCGTTTGAACGTGCAGGTCGTGAGATGCGCTCCGGTTATGATCTTCG